GACCTTCCACTTTGAACCTATTTCCAGCATATCTTCCTATAAGAACCCAATCCTTTTCATTACACCAAGGACCATTTGGGAACTTTTGGGAGTCTTTGTATGCGTCAGGACCGAGCTTGACGACATATGCTGCTACTGTAGCGAACGCTTCACGGTCACGAACCTGATCAGGAACGTACAAACCGCCTTTAGTCTTTTCGCTAGGATAGTAAGGAATGATGAGGACACGGTAGCCTGTAGGCTGTGGTAGTCTCTCCAGTGCCGAAGCATCCATTTTTGATGGATCGTCTTCGTTTGTCTTCTCCGCCCCTTTACCGAAAGCATTTTCAATCGGTTTAGGCATTGGCGTATTCTCTTTTATTGCCTTCTGCGCTGCCTTCGCAACGTGATCTGGCACAAATAACTTGTTAGTCATCTGCGTACTCTATGCCTTTCATCGCGGTTTTAATTTCATCTTCGACGTAGGACATTCCGCGTATTTCGCCTACAAGATACCGATACTCTTCAAAAGTTTGTATCGAACCATCCGCGAGCTTGTCTTTCAGACGCAGATCGCGCTCGCGTATGTTTTTTAACAGATATTCTGCAAGATTCAGTGCGTCCATACCGCATATAGTATGCGATTATTTGGAAAGCACAAGTATAATTACCATAAAGTCAGAAAATACCTTGGAATCTTTGGGGTCTAGCTATTCGACTAAACCTGCTTACGTGGCCTCCCGCGTTTTTTCGCAGGGGCTTTTGTGGCAGCTTTTTTCTTAGGTTTTTCTTCGACCCACGCTTCGTTTTCGGGGGTGTTCGGGTCGTCTTTGACGAAGTGGCCTTTTTCCGTCCGCGCTCGGACTTTCCCGCTTGACTTAGGGCTATCGCTACTGCTTGCTTTTGCGGACGCCCCTCCGACTTTAGCTTGCGCACGTTGCTGCTTATTGTCTTCTGGCTTTTTCCCTTTTTCAGCGGCATTTTCAGCCTCCCTCTGAGCGATCTTCTTGGCTTTCTCTTGTTCAGCCATCTTCTCCCGTATTGACGATGCCATCTTACTGTCCTTTCATTGCTGAGTTCAGCGCGGCAATGTCTCTCTGGGTTTGAATGCGTTCCTCTGCTACTCGTGAACGCTCATCAATCGCCTTTTCTTGAGCATCAATGCGCTGTTGTGCGATCAGAATATCGTTACGTTCTTTCTCGCTTTCCATTTCCTGCTTGGCCTCAAACTCTTGCTGCTTACGCTGCATGTCTGCTGCCTTGAGTTGCAGTTCTTGGTTCCGTATGTCCACGAGTGGATCGGATTGTGGTGGCGGTGCTACCGCTTGCGCTAATTGTTCTGTCATCTCTGCAATGAGTTCTGCCGCACGAGCGTCGATCTGTGGCTTGAACTGCATCATAGGATCAGCAGGCGGTTGACCCGGCTGTGGCGGCATCATCTGCGCTTGCTGCTGCATCATTTGCATCTGCTCTGGCGGAATCTGAGACATAATCTCTTGCTGCGCCTGAGCCTCTGCCATCAAGCCAATGTGCTCCTGAATGTGCCCCTGCAACGACATGATCGCTTGCGGGTTCAATTCCATAGCAGGAGTAGACATCACAGCCATGTGAGTCTCAATGTGTGCTTGGTGGTCTTGGTCAGGGAACGCCTGTAATGGCGCTCCCTGCAATGCCATCTGATTTTCCTTAGCCGCATTCATCGGCTGAGGTTGAGGAGGGGGAGGGAGGATGGCATCAATATTAGTAACGCCTAGTGCCTCATACATCTTACGATAAGCTGCATATAGCCCCTGTGGTCCACCGTGAATCTGTGGATTAGACTGAACCAACTGCAACTCTGTTTGTGCCAACGCAATACGCTGAGACATAGAGAAGATGTTAGGATCAGATACAGGTAGAACGTCAATCTGTGGACCAAAGTCTTGCACAAACACTTCTGGACCCATCTGCATGTCCGCTTGATACGGATACGTCTGGATTGTCTCAGAGAAGATACGCGCAAGTAGTTTGAACTCGATTTTTTGTGAATAGTGCAAACGCTTGTGGATCGCGGACATCACCTTCGTGCCACGTTCCATGATCGCCATGGTTGTTCCAACAGGTGTCTCACCACCCATCTCACCAACCTTGAGGTCAGCCATAGACGCAAAGCGGCGTCCTGCGTCCACTAGAGTGCCCAAAAGGTTGTAAAGCGTCCCTGAAGGCTCTTTGAAAGGGAGAGGCATCAGAGAGCCTTGCAGGGTGCCTCCAACCACGTCAATGTCACGGAACTCGCCGGGCTGGAGTGGAGCATCCTCATCCCTAATACGAGCACCGCGAGCTTTGAAGCCTGCTGGCAGATTGGAGAGCGTACCTGCATCAATAAGCTGACGCAGGATCGACGTAGATGCCTGTGCCAAACCACCAATCATGTGGGTCAGGCCAAGGCCATAGAATCCAAGACCCGGCAAGAACTTGTAGTGCACGAAATATTGTTTCGCGCGTTTCATCGGATCAGGTTCCATGTAGTTACGGCGGATCGCCAAAACATCACCAGTATCAGCAACGATTGTAATGATGTATGGCAGCTTCAAGCCTGTTGGCTCTCCATCCATGCCCATGTCCTCAAAGCCATCAATATCTAGGCTTGTGTGGACTTCATACAGTGTCAGTTCTTCAGACGGGCCACTTGGGTGTACGCCCTGAATGTCATCAATAGACTCTTCAACCTCGTCAGCCATATCGTCTTCACCCATCCCACCTGTCGGCAGATCAATGTCACGATAAAAACCCACAAGCTGCATCTTGCGGATTTCATTCGAATCCATAGAAATGCGGTGTGTAATGCGAGGCGAAGACGCTAAATCAGTCGCGCCATACGGCACAACCAAATCTTCAGCGTGGATAAACTTACTAACAGCACGACCCTTCAGCGGATCGAAGTAAACCTTCTTGAACGTAGACCCAATGACAGGAAGGTAGAATAGCATCTGATCTAGCTCAGGATCATACTCTTCCATTTCGTAGGTAATCATGTAGTTCATGTAGTCTTTGACGCGCTCAGACTGCTTTACAAGCATCTCGTTCTGCGCACCAATAACAGATGTACGAACAGGCCCAGTGGCAGGCAGCAATTCACGATACGCTTGCGCTTGGAACTGCGTTACAGACTCAGCCAACAATGGGTGAATAACACCTGAAGACCCCTCGAACGGCTCACTGCGCTCTTCAGTCTTCATGCCAAGGAACTCAAGTCCCTTTTTGTACGTGTCTTCCCAGTCTTCACGAGAGGACAAATCATCCTCAATCGAACCAACCAGATCAGACGAAATGCGGCCTAGCTCGGCCTCATCAATAACCTCTGCCAAGTTACCATCAAACGGCACCTGTGGCTTGGCTTCCATTTCTTCTTCAAACTCACCAACCACTGCGCTGCCATCGTCAAACTCGGTAACCCCGGGCTGCGCTGGCAAATCAATCACATTCTCCATGATTGGCTCTTCAGGAATCATTGGTGTTTCAGGCAGACCACCCGCGCCTAGACCACGTTCTACAGCCATTAGAAAATGTCCTTCTCATTACCTTCAATTGGCTCAAGATCGTCAACGTCATCAAAGTCAGTCATAGGACCGCCTTTTTCCCATGCGTTACAGGTATTCTCTGCTGCACAAGTAAAGTCTAACTTAGTGCAATACCCAACCTCGTCGCCCTCTTCCATTCCAATGCCATTTTCAATGCAATCAAGCATGTTGGAACGTATGCTATAGTATTCACAGTTTCCGCAGATTTGCTTCTTTTTTTCCCAGTTCTTTACAGAATGACCGTAAGCATATTCTTGGATCGCATGCTCACGGTTCTCTGCATTCTTCTCTGAGTCTTGGGTTGAAAGAGGACAAACAAACTCCTCTTCCATTTCATACATATCGTCATCAACAACTTGGTTGATTCCAGATGTAAGCTCATCCATGTCAATGTTGATAACGATTTTAGCCATTACTTTACCCCAGCAAACTTTGTACCTGATATGGCAGCACCACCACCACGGCAAACACCACCGCCATCTTTGTAGCCGCGAACTTTGCCGCCGCCCATGTATTTTTTAACCGCGCCACCTTCCATGTACTTCATGGCAGCTTCAGGGTCCATTTTCTGTTGTACTGCTTCAGGCAGCTTAGAAAATCCTTTGTATTTCTTTGGTGTGTTAGGCATCATTTCTGTCCTTTATAGCTACCGCCACGTCCTTTCATGACGCAGCCATTCTTGGGTTTCTTCTTGCGAACTGCACCGCCTTGCTTAAATCCAGCAGCCGCTCGACCTGCTGTCATTGCAGCACGTCCTGCCGCTCCAGCACCACCAGACGCCACAGAACCAAGCAATCTCATCAAGTCTTCTTTGCTGTAATTGTCGATTGGGCTAACACCGCGAGTGCTGCCACCCTCCATGCCGCCAATTGTTTCAGGACGCAACTGAGGACGTGGAGAAGTTGCATTGGGTCGCGCTTGAGGACGCAACTTTGGACGCGGGGATGAACCTCTCCCGCCACCCGCAAGAACTTGACGCAAAGCGTCTTCAATAGACTTGGAGCGTCCCGGGTTACGGCCCCCCATTGCATTTCTACCTCTCATAGCCATGTGAAAGCCTCCTAATAATACTCTCTTCTGCGACGAGCAAACGCCAGTTCATCTTCATCATCATAGTCAGTGGGAGTCGTAATAAACCCACCTTGTCTGAAACGTAGTATAGCCTGAGTCATCGAATCCGCCAAGTCATCATGTTCCCCATTAGGAAATGCCGCGCATTCTTCCATAACCTCATCAGCAAAATTCGTATCAGGTGCCCATACCATACCACTTTCAAACACAGGTGCACAGGCATGCATCCTCGTAAACTTGTCAGCACCACGGCTCGGCGTAAACGGCGTCACAGGAATACCCATACGCCGCAACTCCTGTGTCAACGGCATACCACTCGCCTTCTGTTCCACGAGCACCATGTCAGGTTCATACATGTCGTAAAGTTCGTGAGCCTGAGCCTTTAGTTCAGGAAACTCCCAGCGGCCTCGTACCGCATCCAATAAGACAATGTGATCTTCCCTCGTTTCGTCATGATGGAAAATTCCCCAAGTCGTAATCGCACTGTAGTCCGCCCTATCTGATTTACTAAACGCCGTGTCATAACTCTGAATAATATAACTACAAGGGGGTGGATCGTCTTTTTCCCACATATTCCACCACTCGCGCTTAATAATCGCACCCTCTTCAGCAGTAGGGTTCTGCATATACTGGGCATTCCACTTGCCCACAGGAATAGACGCCTTAACGCCCTCAAGTTCATCCAAACTCCAGAACTCAGGCCACAACGGATCGCCAGACGGCATAATCGCAGGGAACTCAACAATGTCCCACTGATCCGCACCCTTCTCGCTCTGCTTTGCCAAAACCTTCGCAGTCAAGTCACGAATGGACCAACGCGTCATCACAATGATGATAGACCCCCCGGGCTGCAAACGCTGCCGTGGACCAGAGGTGTACCATTCATAGATATTATCTAACGCCGTAACACTTAGCGCATCTTGTTCGGAGACAGGATCGTCGATAATCGCGAGGTCAGCACCGCGCCCCGCGAGAGCACCACCGACACCCACCGCATAATACTCGCCGCCACCGTTCGTACTCCATCGACCACTCGCTTTAGCGTCTGACGCAAGACTGACATTAGGGAAGACAT